TATTTAAATTGTCTTCCAGTATCCCAAATTATGATCGAGAAGATAGAAGCAGATGATATTATTAGTTATGTTGCTCAGATGCCTCATTTCAAAGAGGCACAAAAGGTTATCATTTCAAGTGATAAAGACTTTTATCAACTCTGTAACGACAAGACAGTCGTATACAGACCCGTCCAAAATCAGTTCATAAACGCCAATAGGCTAGTAGAAGCGTTTGGTATCCATCCTAATAACTTTGCCCTAGCAAGGGCCATCTGCGGCGATAAGAGCGATAATCTGGACGGAGTTGGCGGTGCAGGATTAAAGACCGTTGCTAAGCGGTTTCCGTTCCTCTCAGAGGCAAATACACACGAGATCTCAACTCTTATGGAGGCTTGCGAATCTGTTGAAAAACAATTGAAGATCCATAAGAATGTTCTGAGCGGAGAGAGCAAGATTGAGAGAAACTATAAGATGATGCAGTTGTACACCCCTCTTGTATCAGTGCAGGCAAGTCAGAAGATCAAGTATGCAATCAAAGAGATGACGCCAGAACTTAATAAAACCCAATGTATTGGACTGATGATTGAAGATGGTATCGGTGCGTATGACTGGTCAGAAATGTTTGCAACAATGAAAAGAATTTGCTTGACAACGAACGACAAATAAGATACAATGGTGTTCACAATATAAATGAGAGGTTATGTATGGATTACGAATCGCTTAAAAAAGAATTCGAAAAAAATAAGCTCCATGAAAGAGGATTAAAGCTTCCGAGAGAGGAGACACTTTCAGGACAAACTCTACTATATCTTTATCAAAACAAAGGTCAAATAGTTAGGAAAGCAGAAGCTGAATCGATAGTGTGTGCCCGTCTAGGGCTCCCTAAAAAGGACCTACAAGCGCTCCGACATTTAGGTAAACAATCCGGATTTAACATATTACAACAAAATGAGACATGGAAGGGTAAAAAACTAAAAAGAGGAGAATATGTGTTAGTTGATTTGAAAAATATTAATCATTATTTTAAGATTAAGCGACGCGACGAATCCGATTTGAATTTTTCGTCTATTAAAAAGAAATATAATTACCAGTGCGCAACATGTGGAGCAAGAGAAGGTAAAAAACATCGTTGGACTAAGCAGATAGTATCTTTGGAAAAAGGACACATGGATCCCGAACAACCTATGACGAATGATAATATCATTCCTCAGTGCTCTTATTGCAATCAAACTGTAAAAGATAAATTTGTTTTTGATCGCATGGGATTTCCAAAAGAAATTACAATAGAAGGTCTATTATCTCACGACAAGGAGAAACTAGAACAATTTCAAAAAATAATAGAAGAGCGTCTGAGGGGACTATAGATATGGAATCTCGTATCGAACTTTTTCTGGGAGACTGTAGAAAAGTCATGTCAGAAAACATTTTAGAAAACCAAGTTGATTTTGTGGCAATTGATCCTCCGTATGGCCTTGACAAGATGAATGAAAAATGGGATGATGATAAAATTCAAAAATCAATCTCTGCTTCTTTGCGGGGTCCGTCAAAAAATCCTGTTAAAAATATTCCTGTAGGCATGAAATTTGATCCGGACAACTCTAAGAGATTAGGTTCCTTTTTGAATGAGGTTGCGACTCACTTGATTAAGGTCTTAAAACCGGGAGGGTTTTGTGTGGTTTTTAGTCAAGCGAGAAGTTGTCACAGAGTTGGAGTAGCTTTCGAAGACGCAGGTTTTGAGTTGAGAGACCAATTGATATGGGATTATGGAGCTGGCCAGGGCAAAGCTCAGGGAATGCAAAATTTTATTAAAAAATCAAAAAAATTTACTGAAGATGAAAAAGAATCTTTAATTAAACAAATGGAAGGGTATAAAACCCCACAGTTGACTCCGACTTTCGAGACTATTTGGCTGTGCCAAAAACCTAAAGAGGGAACCTTCGTTGAAAATTATATAAAATATGGCGTGGGTCTAGTAGACTTTCGGGATGGTTCAAGAAAGGTGTGTTTTTCACATAGGAAGCCCTCTGCAAAAGAACGAGAACAAGCCTTCAAGCACCCCACTTTAAAGCCAGTTGATTTGATGGAGGATCTCATAAGAATTTTTTCTAAAGAAGGAGACATTGTATTAGATTGTTTCGCAGGATCCGGTAGCACAGGAGTTGCAGCAATCAATCTCAATAGAAAATTTATTGGCATAGAAAAATCTGAACATTGGTTCAATGTAATGAGTGAAAAAAGAATTTGCTTGACAACAAGCGAAAAGTGATGTATAGTAGTACAATGATTAGTGATAAAGACAAAAAGTTGGAAGAGATGATTACGGAGATACTTGAAGATTTCTCCACTTATTCTACAAACCTATCTTCATCAATGGCTAGGGTTGTGATTGCGAAGCAGATTGTTAAAAAGATAAACAGAATGTATGACTTGAATATAAAGTATTTTTATAAGTAATATTCTGCGCCCGTAGTTCAGCGGGTTAGAACGCCACTCTTATAAGGTGGAAGTCACTGGTTCAAGTCCAGTCGGGCGTACTAAGAAAAGGTTATTATGACGAAAGAAGAGAGAGTAGATTTTTCAAAATATGGCAAGGATTTTCAAGAGAAGTTTTGCCAGCTGATCCTCAAAGACAGAATGTTCTGCGATCAGATTGAAGAAGTCTTAGACATACAGTTTCTAGAACTAAAATACCTTCGAGTATTTGTTAAGAAAGTGTTTGCTTATAGGGAAAAATATGAAGTTCACCCTACGCTACGCACAATGCTTACGCTTATGCGTTCTGAACTCGATGATGAAAATGACGCAATACAAAAGCAAGTAAGAGATTACTTTTCCAGAATCTATAAATCAGATATGGAAGTTGAGGGCGAGGAGTATATTAAAGACACCTCCCTTGATTTCTGCAAGAAGCAGGTTCTAAAAGAGGCGATGCTAAAAAGTGTTGGACTTCTCAAGAACTCTTCCTTTGATGAAATATCCAACACTATCAATGAAGCACTCAAGCTAGGCTGTGATAACAACTTTGGCTATGATTATCTGAAGGACTTCGAGCAGAGATTTGAAATCAAGGCTAGAAATCCTGTTTCAACAGGCTGGGATCTGATTGATAATATTTCAAAAGGCGGATTGGGCAAGGGAGAACTTGGAGTCATTATCGCTCCAACTGGCGCAGGTAAATCAATGGTTCTGGTTCATCTTGGAGCGCAAGCAGTTAAGGCAGGTAAGAATGTTGTGCATTATACTTTGGAGTTGGCTGATACGGTTGTGGCGTCAAGATATGATAGTTGTATAACAGGAGTCCCGCTCAAAGACTTGTTTACTTTCAAGGAACAGATTTATGAAACAGTGCAGGATCTCGAAGGCGGGCTAATTGTCAAAGAGTATCCAACAAAGTCTGCTTCAACGAGAACTCTAGAGAACCATCTAGAGAAACTTCGACAGCGAGATTTCAAAGTAGATATGATTCTTGTTGATTACGGAGATCTTTTGAAACCAAATGTTATTCGTAAAGAAAAAAGAATGGAACTGGAGTCTACTTATGAAGAGCTAAGAGCAATCGCTCAAAAGAATGATTGTCCAGTGTGGACAGCTTCTCAAACTAATAGGTCCGGATTGAATGCTGAAGTCATAACAATGGAATCAATTTCAGAAGCATTTAACAAGTGTTTCGTCGCAGATTTTATCTTTTCAGTGTCTAGGACCATTGAACATAAGAGTGAGAATGCAGGAAGAATGTTTGTGGCTAAAAATAGATTTGGCCCAGATGGATTAGTTTATCCTTTAAATATGGACACTTCTAATGTTAAAATAGAAGTATTGGAACCTACGGGTGAAACCGCTAATGATATTGTTGTGAGAACAGCAAAAGAACAAAAAGAGCTTTTAACAGAAAAATACAAAGAAAAATACAAGGAGTTTAAGAATGAGAGAAAAAGCAAAGACGTTCAGTGAAGAAGAGGTAAAGGCAGCGACCTTAGAATATTTTGACCAAGACGATTTGGCCACCAATGTTTGGATGACCAAATATGCTCTTAAAGATAAAGACGGCCAGTTTGTTGAAAAGACGCCAGATGATATGCATAATCGTTTGGCTGATGAGTTTGCTAGGATGGAGGAGAAGTTTGGAGGAGCGATGGCTTTGGA